TATATAATTTATTACTATTAGTAATTTAAGATGGCGTAATCCATTCTAATAGTAAGTGAGATGTTTGCTGGTGCTTCAGAACTCCAATCAAATTCTCCAAAGTTAGCTGCTTTACAATAAGCTCCTTTACAAATCCATTCTTCAACAACATCACCTACAGGACCTAAAGCGTTAAATCTAATGTCTTTTTTATAGAAATCAGAATAACCATCTCTACCTGTAACTGACTCGTGTGACAAACGAACCCATTCCATTACTGCTTGAGCACCTGATGGTGTTACTGGATCATAAAGTTCAGCTGTAATGTCTTGCCAATCCGCTTTTCCTTTTAATTTTCTTTTCACGTTAATGTGATCAAGAGTTATGTCTCCAAATGATATGTTTGGTCGTCCTACTTTTTTAACTAGGAATGCTGGGATTCCATCAATAAACATTACAAACCTATTTTGTACTTTAGGTTCGAATGCTGTGTAGAACATTTCGTTTGTGTTTAATATTGCCATCTTCTTATTTTGTTTTTATTGTTCAGTTATAAATATAAGCTTTTTAAGTTTTTCTTAATTTTTAATCTCCAAATGTTGCTCCTGTTGGAAGAATATTGAAATCAAGTACTATAAATTCTGCTGTTTTAGCTGGTTGTAAAAATATTGCACCAATTAATCTATTTCTATCTATTTCATCTGGTGTGTTATTTGTTTCATCCATTGTTACTCTAAATGCAAATAATCCTTGTCTTTGTTGTACTGATTCTAAGAATGGATTTGCAATGTTTAGGAATCTATTTCTTGTTTGAATTGTATTTTGTTCAAATACTAAATATTTAGAAGAACTTGCGATAAATTTCTTAACTGCGATCATTAATCTTCTAACATTAATTCTATCTAATGCTGTTGGTCTTACTTGAAGTGTTTTCTGACCCCAAATACAAACTCCTGTTGCTGGGAACGTTGCGATTGGATTTACTCTACCTTCATATAATTCATCTCTTTCAGCTTGATTTAATCTTGTTTTAGCTTCTAATACAGTTCCTAATACACCTCTATTTAAACCTGCTGGTGCGAACCATTCAGCTCCAATTCGATCTGACGCAGCTATTGCACCAGGCACTATAACTGATGGAGGAACAAATACTGGCTTGTTACGCGATGTATCTAGCACTTTTACCCATGGATAATATGATGCTGCATAATTAGTATCTAATCCATCTGCATCATTAACTGCTTGAGCTACTGATGCATTTACTGTAGATAAATCCATTACATAGAAAGTATCTTGTCTATCTTCTGCCATTGTAACTGCTGCATCTGTTACTGGTGCGTGTAAATTTTTAACTACACCTGGTAATGCTAACATATTAATATCATATTCATCTTGGTTTGATAATATGTCTAATGCTTTTTTATAAGCTGTGTATCCTGTAGCACTTGTTGAACTTAAATTAAATCCATATACATTAGTTGCTGTAGCATATTCTCCTATTTGTCTTATTATTGCTGGGCTCATACCATCATTTCCTCCTTGGAATGGTACTGAGAATTTAAGATCTTTTCCTCTTGGTCCACTTGTTCCTGTGTTATCAGTTGATGCACTTAAAGATCCAACAAATGTTGCTGAAGCACTTGCATGCATACTAAAATCATCAACATTAAAGAAATTAGTTGTTTTTGAAGAACCTGATGCTACATTTGCTTGTCCTAAATTAGCTACTGGTCTGTTCCAATTTTCATTTTGTTTTTCTGAGAAATCCCAACCTAAATAAGCTTTTAAATTGTAAGTTCCTGATAATTGTTGTGAAGTACGATAAGTAGCTCCTGGGAATCTATATACTGTTCCACCTGGTGCTTGTTGGAATGGTGCAAATGGATCTGTAACTGCTTTAAATCCTCTTGGTGATAATTTAGGAGATAATGATCCTTCTGAAACTCCTTCTGATACTTCAACTCTTATAAATTGTGAAATATTTGGATAATCACCTGATGTAAGTACTTTACCTAATGTTGTATTATATGATTGGAATCTATCTCCAATTCGTCTTGCAATATAATTTGGACTATCTGGATTTAAATTTACATTTGTATATTCTTCTAAAATTGTTGGAGCTTTATCTGTATCCCCATATCCTCTTAATTGTATTGTAAATGTTGCATATTGTTCTACACCATCTATATCTGATTGACCATCATTTAGATTAGTAACAGATATTTTAAAGTCTTTATTTGTTGATGTTCCATCTGCTAATGTGTGGAATTTAAATAAATCTACAGTAGAAGTACCTGGGGAATTTGTATATCCTGAGGTAATCATTGGAGTTTTTGCATGATCATATCCTTCTGTAAATGTTGAATTCGTAAAATCACTTGCTGAAACACTTCCTGTTAGTAATAATACTTCATTATCAAGAGAACTAGATAATGATTTATTTTTAAAATGAATTGCTAAATGAGCTGGTTTAGCTGATGGGTTAGAAATTGCACTACCCTCTCCTGTTGAATAAGTATTTCCTCCTATTTTTGAATTTCTTGCACTAGTACCTAATGTTCTCTCAATATATTGAGAATCTGTAGATAATAGAGACATTGAAATAACTGTTTTAGCTATAGATGAACCTGATAATGTTAATGCTAATTTTTCATTTGCTTCTGGTGTTAAATCACCATCTGAAGCTGCAGTTAAAGTAGAAGCATTTAAATCAGATAAATTATTTCCTTTTGAAGGAACAATAATTGATATAATTTGACCTCCTGCTTGAGATGCTGGATTGTTATTTACAATTGCAATTGCATTATTCATAGTATCGTTATACTTATAACCTCCCCCAGCTAATACTCTTAATACTGTTACAGTTCCTGCGTTTCTTAAATATTCTTTAACTGCAAAAGGGACATAAGTTTCTGGATGTTGTGGTCCAAATACTCTTTCAAATTCTGAAAATCCTCTTGTAATTACTTGAGGTACAAAAGCAGGTCCTTTAACTGTAGGTCCTACGATTGCCGCTCCAATTGCTCCAATACCAGCGGGTAAAAAAGAAAGATCATTTTCTCTTGTAAATACACCTGGTGAAATAATAGTTTCTGCCATCTTATTGTTATTTTTATTTTGTTATTTCAATATGTTGTTCTGGATATAAATATAAAAACATTTCATAAACCAAAACTACTATAGGCGACCTCTTTTGGGGTCACCTATAAATATAAAATATAATTCAAAGCAATTACTACTTAGTAGCTTCTTCAGTAGATTCTTCTGAGGATGGGGTAAATTCTCCTGTACTTATGTCTAAAGATCCTTTGCCATATTTGTCAGTAAGTGTTTTAGCTAATTCATTTTCTTTAGTACGAGTGTCTTCTAAAGCTGTTTTTAGTTGTTCTTCTTGCTTATCTAAACTTAATCTAGATAATGTTAATTGACCCATTGACATGGTAATAGAATTATAAGTTCCTTGAAGTTCTTGAAGTGATTTTAATTCGTCTTCTGTAAATTTGATTGCGTCTGCCATAACTTAAAATGTTAATTTATTTTTATTATTAATTCAGATATACATATATGCGAGATTCAGAAACCATAAGAATTATAAAGGTATTTTTACATAATTAACTATCCAATATACATTCGTAGTAAAATCATTTGTCCCTACTGTTTTCATTCTTGGAAATATTATAGAACCTGGAGCTAAATCTAAATTAATAGATTGAGACACATGATAATTATTATATTTAAAAAACTTTTCATCAGCTGCCTTACATTGTGTACTATCTACGGTTGCTGCGTGTCTTTGTATAAATGTTCCTGAATTTGCATCTGGTACGTTTTGTTCACCTATTACATCTGAATTATGTGAATACCATAATGATGCTGAAAAACCATCTGCATCCGCGTAAGTTATATTTTCATTGGCTTGTACATAAACATCCATTGATTTTATACTACAAGAATAGTTTGCTTGGTTTGGTATTCTCCAACCTGTGTTCATGTATGTTCTTGCTTCGGAATTTGTTGAAGTTATATCATCATAATCTGTTCCATAATCTTGGCCCCAATCTTCCATAGTATGTATACCTTTTGTGTTTGGTCCTTGCCAATTATTATCATCACCTGTAGATGCTCTTGTTGTTACTTCCCACGTATTATATATTTCTATTAAACTTGCTGTTGCTGCATGTAAATTAGCTACTTGAGTATTTGATGCTATTGTAAATGGTGCAGTTCCTGTTGCTACGTCTGATTCAAATGTTTGTGCTCTTAATTCATATGCACCTATATCTAAATTAGATGCTGCTCCTTCTATTATGATTTTCTTTTGTGCTGCTGAAGTATTAAAAGCTGCTGCTTCTCTTACTTCTAATGTTTTTCCTCCCCCTACTGTTATATCTGATTGTGCAATTGTTACTCTATCTATAGTTCCTGAATTAATGTCAACATTTGTCATGTTTTGACTATTAAAATCAATAGCACCTGCCATAGTACCTAATGTAGTTACAATACCACCAGTAAGTATGTTTGTGCCACCTATTGTTAATGCGTCTGCTTCTAGAGTTCCATCAAAATCTCCATCTACAGCATCTATATTACCTACAAATGTAGAAGCTATAATATTTCCACTTGCACTTATATCTCCTGAAGATGTTAGTGCTGTAAATATTTGTGTTGAACTTGAGATAGTTCCTGCTGGTATAGTGGCTGTAGCTGTTACATTAGTTAAACCACTACCATCTCCATGAAATTTACTTGCAGTTAACTCATTTGTAATTGTTAAAGAACCAGTTAGTTCATGTTTAAAATTTCCATCTAATA